CCTGGTTCTGACTTAAAAGCACCATCCAAAAAGAAAGGCAATAAGAGAAGAGCATCATTTTGTGCTAGAATGAAGGGCATGCGTAAGCGCCAGAAACCATCCAATAATACTGGCGAAGACCGTTTGTCCAAATCACTTAGAGCGTGGAACTGTTAATTAATTTTTGAGGTTATTATGACTACTAAAGAACAAAAGCGCAGAGATGCGTTAGGGTTATTTTATGAGAGCGTATTGAAACCCGACCCTAAACTTAGGAACTGTGCTCACAATCAAGAGTGCTTTAATGAATTGATGGAATGGAGAGAAGATATAATTCGATATCTGGATGAGCGTAGAAACAAAGAGTTTCACTAAATAAGCCAGTTATCATAGGCAAAATTATGTTGTCAATTCTATTACCTCTTGCATCAAAGATCATTTCTGATGCCGTAAATAAGATTCCTGAAAACGAGGAACTTGGCGAAAAACTCATTGAAGTATGTCTGGTCATCCTTGGTAAAGCAGTGAAACTTACCAAGACTGATATGGACGATAAACTTCTAGAACAAGTATCAGCAGCAATCAAAGCACGTTGATAATTAGGAGACCAAAAGTAGGGTCTCCTTTTTTTATAAATATCAATATATCACAAGGAAAAAGGAGAGTTAGTAATGTCTCTTTGGGGCAAAAAGGATACCGTATATAGTGACGGTACTATCGCAATCAGTGGTTCCACCGTTACCGGCACCGGAACTACATTCAATACCGCAAGTCTTATCACCGCTGGTGATGTAATCACTGTCGGAACTGGCGCTACCTACGGAGAGGCAGTTATCGCAAGTGTTACTAATGCAACTACCGTTGTGCTTCAAACCACTGACGGTCTTACTGGAACTGTTCCAGCAGGTGCTGCATACGAGATTACACAGAAACCAAAATCATCTATTGGTGATTCAAACTATGGTGCAACTGAAATCTTTGGTGTAGATACAACCGAGCAAGATGTTGCTCGTACCGCAGGTTCACAATATAGACCTGCTCATGCCGGTTGGGTTGGAATTACTTCTTACACCGATCAACATGGAAACACGAGAGTTAAGACTGAAGTTTTAGTTGCTGGAAGCAGCATCACTGGAGATGCAGTTGACGATCAACAACTTCCAGATAGCTAATATTTGATAATTTGATATGCGATTTGATGAACTGAATGAATCGAATTATATAATGTTCGCTATGAAGCATTATGAGAATCCTCAGGCAGTGACGCAGGAGGATTTTTATGATGACATGAAGCGGTTTAAGTGGATCAAAAGACTACTGAACAAATATAAAAATACGGGGGAGATGAATGTTCCTCTCCTTCTAAATCATTTTATCATCCTCTATAATATATTTGGTGATGCTGCAACACCGCTATTGTTTTATAGAATAGATAGTGAGTTGTGGAATATCCTTAAAACTTTTATAGTTTATCTGGATAGACTACCGCCATATCCTATTTCTCAAATTCATAATATACAGATAGATTCTAATTGTATGGATATCTTAGATAACCTATGAAAACTTTTTATCAGTTTTACGAAGAAATGATGGCTGCTAATGCCGCAGGCACTAGTGGTGGTTTTGGTGCTAACTCTCCTGCTGCCGGACCTGTTGCTGGTAAAGAAACTCCTATGGGTAAAGTCCAGAAGAGAAAAAAAGTAATTGGTCTTGGTGCTGGTTCACGAAAACGCTGGATGCAAAATGGATGAAGCCGGAGTTAATGCAGCAATTCTAGAAAGATTGGAAAGAGTAGTTGAATCTTTGCAGGATAATTCTGTCAAGATGGGTCAACTTTTAGCAGTCCATAATGAGAAATTAGATAAGCAAGATAGAATCGACGCTGTACTCTTTGAGAAGGTAGATAGTGTACACCGTGAGGTAAATCGTAAGGCAGACGAGATAAAGAAGGGATGTGAGAGAGACATTAGATTAATTGATGATCGTCTTCGTATTATGGAAAAAAAGATGTGGACTATCGCTGGTGCTCTAACTGTAATCTCATTTATAGTCAGTGTGCCGGGACAAAAACTTATGGGAAATGTCTTGACACCATCCTCTCCGCAGGTTATAATAGAGCGAGGAAAGTAGTCCCTTCGTAATGAGTTTCATTGATGCCAAGTATATCGGACTGGTTTCAGTTCGGTT